GGAAGGGAGGGATGGCGTGAGCGGTGGAGTACACGGCGCGCAGGTAGAGCACGTTGAACACTTCCGGCGATTGCCACACGGGAATGGGCAGCGAGGCCATGGTGGGGTAACCCGCTTCGACCTTGGCCTGCTGCCAGTGGCGCAGCACGCGGTTGACCGTGATCATGGCGGCCTTCAGGGCGCTTTCGATGCGCGGCGGGGTGATGGTGCTATCTAGCCGGTGGGTGGCGCGAAAATCGCTGGGCTGGATGTCCGGCCAGAAGCCGTTGTTTTCGAGCGGGCTGTCGAGCGGCTGCTCGGTGGTGTCGCTTTTGGGTGTGCCTGCCGAGATAAAGCTGCTCATCGTGGCTCCTGGTAGCGGGTAAACGTTTTGCGCGCGGGGTCGGGCGCGATGAATAAAAAGGGGGTGGGCGGCGTTCGAGCGTGGGCGTTAAAACGTCTGGCTCTTACGTCGCGCCCCCTGACGTCGGCGGTCGACTCGGTTGGCCGCTAGCCCGTGGGCGCCGCGGCAGCGTTCTGTTTGCGTTCTCGTTCCAGGCGTTCGAGGTCTTTCTTCACGCCAATGCGGTCGTTGAGCGCGAGGGCACGTTCCAGGTGGTGCTGGGCGTCGTCTAGCTGGCCGGTGGCTCGGCAGGCGTAGCCCAGCGCTTTGTGCAGCTTGGCGCGTATCTGATCGTGCATATCCGCATCCCGGGTGAGGGCTTCCACATCCACCAGGTGCACGAGCAGGGCGGTGGTGTCTGCGCCTTCTTCATCCAGCTGCTTCAGCGCTTGGTCGGCGACCTCTTCGGCGATGATGGCGGGCGTGCCGCGCTCGAATTGATCCGGCGGGGTCAGGCCGTGCTTAATGGCGTACTGGGCGATGGCAATGGCCCCGGCGAGGTCACCGGCATCAATACGCCAGAGCATCACGCGCATCAGCACGTCGTCTTGCGCACCCTGGCCCGCTTCCAGCACGCCGGACACGTACTCGGCGTATTTGGGCAGGATCTCGCGCTTGATCTCGGCTTTGCGCTCCATGGATTGGGTGGATTTGAGCAGGCGATAGTCTTCAAACAGCGCGGCTTGCATCAGCTCATACGCTTCGCCCTGCATGGGGGCTTCTCCCGCGTCAGCGGCGGCGAGGGCCGCGCTGACGCGTTCAAAGTGGCGGCGGGCTGGGCTGGTCATCGTGTCTCCTTAACCGTTCACTGCTGCTGGGGACAGCTCGATGTTTTCCACCAGGCAGCCCGCGCCGAAGTCTTCCACCACGTAGGCGTCGTTGGAGGACTCGTAGTTCTCGATGCGGTTACGCTTGGGGTTTTCGGTGACGAAGCGACGGCGGGCGCCGTTCTGCCAGTAGACCGAGAGGTTATCCAGGGTGGTGACCATCAGCGCGTTATCGGGGAAGAAGGGCACATCCATGCCTTGCAGCCCGCCGATGCGCTTTTGGCTGATCACTAGGTCGGCGGCCAACTGCTCGCTGGGCGGTAGCTGGTTGAGCAGCGGGAAGTACTTATCCGACATCAGGTTGCGGCCAAGGATGACCACCAGCCCAGGCAGGCGGCGGAACCAGGGGGCGATGAGGCTGTTCACCACGTCGTAGACCAGGGCATCTAGCGTGGCGTAGTCGCCAACGATACGTCCCGGGATGGTGTCGTTGGGTGTCGGGTCGATCAGCACTTTGCCGTTGGTTTTACCACCGGTCATCACTCGTGCCGGTGACTGGGTGCGGTAGTGCTGCAGCCAGCCGATGTTGACGTCTTGGAGGTACGGGTTGGCGACCGGGTCGGTTTGCGCGGCGGCGGAGGTGCCGTTGAAGCCGATCATCATGCGGTCCAGCGCCTGCTGGCGAACGATGACATCGCGCACCATGGACTGGAAGTTGGGGAACTTGGCCCAGGCATCCAGCTTGGCGTACCCCAGGTGGGTGTCGAATTCGGTCATTCGGCACTCGTAGCCTTGGGCATCCAGCGTGGTGAGGTCGCGGGTTTTGCGATCCTGGTTGGCGACGTTGGTGCGGGCGGCGATGGGGCCGGTAACGCCGAGGGCGAGCTTTTCGCCTTTCAGCTCATCGACGCCGACCATGTTGATGCGCGAGAGGAAGTCACTGGACTCCTGAATGCGCTTCTCCAGCCGCTGCTGGATGGTGGGGTCGACGGCAAATTTCTGGGTGGCGTCGGGGACGCCGTTGAGCTTCGCCACTTTGGCGGCGAAGTTGTTGAAGTGCTTGCGGGTATCGTTGCGCATGGGCGTCTCTTAGCAGTCGGTTTCGATGTCGGTGTCGCCGCCGGTGGCAGGCGTGCGGGCCGGGCGGTTGGGGGTGCCGTCGAGCTGGGTGTAGAGCGCGTCGAACTCTTTTTTCAGGGTCTCGTGGGCGCTTTTGAGCTCGTTGAAGGCGGCTTGCGTGGGGCGCTTTTTCAGGGCGTCGCTGAGTGCCTGGTGTTTCTCCACGAACAGGCCAAGGGTCTCTTCCAGCTCGCTGCGGAAGGCCTCAAAACCGGCGGCGCTTTTGGCATCCTGCTTTTTGAACAGCGCTTTGACCCGCTCGGCCAGCGAAGGGCCTTGCGGTTCATCGCTGAAGCTGAGGTCGGTTTCCAGCGCTTCGGAGAAGAGGTTTTCCGGGCGCTGTTTGCGGGCGGCCAGCGGGGAGTTTTCACCCTCAGAGGCGCTGAACTTGAGCATCGAGGTGCCGAGCGAGGCGGGGGAGTCCGTGACCGCCAGCCCGACAAGATAGGCTTCGCCGGTGTCGGCAAAGTCGAGGTCGATCTCCATGGAGGTGTAAACCTTCTGGCGTTTTTCGACCATGGCTTTGAGTTCGTCGGTGGGGTCGATCTCGGCATAAAGGCCAAGCTTGCCATCGTCGTCTGCCTCGGTTTTAAGCGCGGTCACGTCGCCGTAGGCTTTGAAGGGGCCATCCGGCAGCAGGCCTTTGATGTGTTCCATATTGACCCGGCAGCCGTACTTGGCGGGGTCGAAATTGGCGGCCATTTGGGTGAGCCATTCGGCGCTGATGGTGCGGCCATCGGTGGTTGCGCCTTCTTTTGCGATACGGTGCCAGGGCATGGTCGGGCCTCGGTGAGTGGGTGGGCGTTTGGCTGCGGTCAGGTTCCCCGCAGTGGGGCCGTGGCTCAATGAGGGCTGGGTGTAAGTGGCGTGACTTACATCGGGTGGGGCAATCGTGGCCGTGCCTGCGCGGGTACGCTGGCGGCATGACAGCCCAAGCCCCGATTGACGACGACCAGCACCGCCTTTCTGCCCGCCATCTCTATTGGATGGGGTGGCGGATTGCGCGCATTGCCGAGTTCCTGGAGTTGCCACGGGCCACCGTGGATTCGTGGAAGAAGCGCGACGCCTGGGACGAGGCCACACCAACCCAGCGGGTAGAGGGGGCGCTGGAAGCGCGCTTGGTGCAGCTGATTTGGAAGGAGCAGAAAGAGGGCAAGGATTTTAAGGAGATCGACCTGCTGGGCCGCCAGATCGAGCGGCTGGCCCGGGTGCATAAGTACCAGGGCAGCGGGAAGGAAGCCGACCTGAACCCCAACATCGAGCGCCGCAACGAGGGGCCGAAGAAGAAGCCCGCCCGTAACGATGTGGGCGATGAGGGGGTGATCCAGATCGTCGAGGCGTTCGAGGCCTCGCTGTTCGATTATCAGCGGGGCTGGTACCGGGCAGGACAGCACGAGCGCATTCGAAACCTGCTCAAGTCGAGGCAGATCGGGGCGACCTGGTACTTCGCCCGCGAGGCGATTGCCGATGCCATGGAGACCGGCAAGAACAAGATCTTCATGAGCGCGAGCAAGGCCCAGGCGCACATCTTCCGCCACTACATCGTGCAGTTCGTGAAGGAAGTGACCGGGGTGGAGCTCAAGGGCGACCCGATCATTCTCGCCAACGGCGCGGAGCTGCACTTTCTGGGCACTAACGCCAAAACCGCCCAGGGCTACCACGGCGATACTTACCTGGACGAATACTTCTGGATTCATGGCTTCGAGACGTTCCGCAAGGTGACGTCGGGCATGGCCATGCACAAGAAGTGGAAGCAGACCTACTTCAGCACGCCATCTTCCGTGGCCCATGAGGCGTACCCGTTCTGGACCGGTGACCGGTTCAACAAACGCCAGAAGAAAGCCGACCGGGTGAAGATCGATGTGAGCCACGCGGCGCTGAAAAACGGGGCGCGGGGGCCGGATGGCCAGTGGCGGCAGATCGTGACCATTGAGGATGCGATTGCCGGGGGCTGTGATCTGTTCGACATCGATCAGCTGCGTCTTGAATACTCGGATGACGAGTTTGCGAACCTGCTGATGTGCGAGTTCGTGGACGATACGCAAAGCGCCTTCCCGCTGGCGATGATGCAGCGCTGCATGGTGGATAGTTGGGATGCCTGGCGTGATCTGAAACCCTTCGCGCCACGGCCGTACGGGGAGCACCCGGTCTGGATTGGTTACGACCCGGCGGGGGATGGTGAAGATGGCGATGGGGCAGGGTTGGTGGTGGTCGCACCGCCGAAAACCGCCGACAGCAAGCACCGCATTCTGGAACGCCACCGCCTCAAAGGGCGCGACTATGAAGCGCAGGCGGAATTTATCCGCAGCGTGACCCGCCGCTATAACGTGACCTTTATCGGCATTGATACCTCGGGCCTTGGCGAAGCCGTGGCCCAGCTGGTGGCGAAGTTCTTCCCCACAGTCACCCGTTACCGCTATACCCCGGAAATGAAGTCGCGCCTGGTGATGCAGGCGCAGCAGATCATCAACAAGGGGCGGCTTGAATTCGATGCTGGCTGGGTGGATCTCGCCCAGTCGTTTATGGCGATCCGCCGGGAGCTGACCGCCTCCGGCCGCCAGATGACCTACACCGCAGGGCGCAACAACCAGACCGGCCACGCTGACTTGGCGTGGGCGACCATGCACGCCTTACACAATGAGCCTCTTGATGGCCCCGCCGACCATGGCACGGGCCGTTCCCTAATGGAGATGTACGGATGAGCGACGCGGCAGCAAAGCCACGGGTGCGTGTGCCCGCCTACGTGAAAGACACCGACACCGCCGCCGCGCCTGCCAAAGCGGAGGCGTTCAGCTTCGGTGAGCCGACGCCGGTGATCGATGGGTACGATTTTTTCTATACCGGCTGCTGGATGCTGGGCAACGAGTGGTACGAGCCGCCGGTGGATTTTCCGGCGCTGGCCCAGACCTATCGCGCCACGGCGCACCACGGCTCGGCCATTCAGGTGAAGCGCAATATCCTGGTGCGCTCGTTCATTCCCCACCCGCTGTTAAGCCGCCAGGCCTTCAGCGCGCTGGCCACCGACTATCTGGTGTTTGGCAACTGCTACCTGGAGCGGATCTTCGGCCGCTTGGGGAGGTTGCTGGCATTGAAGCCTGCGCGGGCGAAGTACGTTCGCCGCGGGGCGGATCTCAAGCGTTACTTCTGGGTGCCCAACTGGTCGGAGCGCAGCGAGTTTGAGGAGGGCAGCATCATCCACCTATTGGAGCCGGATATTAACCAGGAGGTGTACGGCGTGCCGGACTACCTGGGCGCGCTGCAGTCGATCTTCCTCAACGAGAACGCCACGCTGTTCCGGCGCAAGTACTACCTGAATGGCTCCCACGCGGGGTTCGTGATGTACGTTTCTGACGCCGCCCACAACCAGGAGGACATCGACGCCATGCGCACCGCGCTGAAGGAGTCTAAAGGCGTGGGCAACTTCCGCAACCTGTTCCTGTACAGCCCCAACGGCAAGAAAGACGGCATCCAGATCATCCCGATCTCTGAGGTGGCCGCGAAGGACGACTTCGCCGCGATCAAGAACATCACCCGCGATGACCAGCTCGCTGGCCACCGCATCCCCCCGCAGCTGATGGGCATTATCCCCAACAACACTGGTGGCTTCGGCGACGTGGAGAAAGCCGCCAAGGTGTTTGTCACCAACGAGCTGGAGCCGGTGCAGGCGGTGTTCAGTGAGATCAACGATGTGCTGGGGGAGGAGGTGATTCGGTTTAAGGAGTATTCGTTGGCTTCTGCTAGTGAGCCACCCGCTGACCCTATTCGTTAAGACACATCCAACCAAAACGCCGCCCGATTGGGCGGCGTTTGCGTTAGGTGGAAGCAATCTGTGGCGGCGCCGGGGGCAGGTGGGTGGCGTTCCATACGTCTAATGGTTCAGTGGGCAGGCCAATCGCATCATTCACCTGCCGTAGGGCGCAGTGCAGGTTGAATCGTTCCCGTGGGTCTTCGTTCCTGGCAAGCTCCCGCGCTAGGGTGCGGCTTTGTTCCTGCAAAATGAGCAGGTAGCGGAACTTCGGCGTGTCCTTGATGCGTTTCCGCACCTGTTCCAGTGGCTGCACCTCCGTCGCCTGCTGCTTTAACAGCGCCACGGCTTGGCGTTCACGATGGATAAAGTAGCGCCGCACCTTGCGGCCCATGGCATTGTTTTCGATCATCGCCAGTTCTTTGGCCATTCCAATCGTCAGGTGGTAGTCGATAGATCGGCGGTCACCACCGCGCCCAGATTTTTGATTCCCCAAATCGGGGGAATCAAAAGTGGCGGCTGTTTGATTACTCAAATTTGAGGAATCAAACTCCTCATCCTGACTTTCTCCCAAATTTGGGGAAAAGTCGCTTTTTTCATAAGTGTTTGATTCCAGGGCTCGCCAATTTTGGTGAGTAGCTTTATGACCTTTGCCAGCCATCATCTCAACAGTGATGTAGTCCTCGCCCTCTATAAATCCATACTGCGCAATTCGATTGCGAAACCAAGTCGAGAAGTCGCGCCCCACTTCCAAAAACTCATGTAGGTCACGGGCGTTGCACAGCAGCGCTTCCTCCGATTGAAACACCGGAATCATCATATCGTTCATGGGTTTCTCCTTTGCTAACAATCGATTAGTGGACTTGCTGCTGTAGGCGCTCAAGATAGCGGCCCGCAATCGCGGCACCGTCTACCATGTGGCTGTACATCGCTTTGCCTGCCGGGGAACCTAGCTGGCTAAGCGCCTCGTAAAGATGGTACTGGCGGTCAAGCTGCCGCAGCGCCTGCATATGGTGGCACAGGGCATACAGGTTGGTGCAGTCGCTGCTGTCCAGCGGGCTGGCGGTGGGTATGGCGGGAAGTGGGGCACAGGCGGCAATGAAATTGCAGGCGTTGTTTAACTCATCGGCTGGGATCAGTTCGGCCCTGGGCACGTTGAAGCGTGTGTGTACCAATCCCCATAGCTGGGAACGCGCTTGGCGCTGTTGGGCGCTCGGCAAACGTTTGAGCTTTTTGCCAATCAATTCATGCAGGATATGCAGGCCATCGGTACCGATAGTGGTCGAAGAAATATCGTAGTAGCCATACTTGCGGATAGCGGGCAGCACCTCGGCGGTCACCCACTTCTTGAACCGACGTGCTTCGGTTTTACGGCTGCGTAGTATCAGGGAATACAGACCAGACTCATTGATTAGTATGGGTTTTCTACCCGAACCCGAATACTGTTCGTGTTTACGTTTCTCGTCGTCGTCCAACCCGATCAGCGCTTTGTTGGTGTCACGCAGATCCAACGCAGCGCATACATCCATGGCAAAAAACCACGGCTGTTCGTCAATCAACAGCGTGCGGACTTCTTGGGTATCGAATTGGAAAGGAATGATATGAGCAGCCATGGGATGGCCTCCGTATAAGTTTAAGTATGCAGACATCCAGTTAGTAGCTGGAAGCCGGGTCTCAACTAGAGCCTTATACGAAGCTCCGGGCCTATTCCCGCGATGCGGTATTGTATTACGCCTCTCGACCCGGCCATAAACCTGTGTATGGCAGGAAGCGCCGTCTTTCAGGCACAAAAAAACCGCAAAGCTGTCGGGTGCGGATACCGCGTATAAGTTCTAGTACCCACGACTCTAGCGGCACCGCCCCCGGCTGTCAATCACGCCGCCCGCACCCCCTGGCGCGCCGTCGACTCCCCGCCCCGCCTGCGCGCTAAACCTGTGTGTTTTTATGCACCCATGCACATGCCTCTAAACCGCGCCGTTACTAGGGCCTGCGGCCAAATTCCGTACGCCCATTTCCATGCGGAATCATGCGAATTCCTTCAAACAGAGTATGGTGTGGCTTCGTGAAGGGAGTGGGGCATAAAAGCATGGGGGGATCGGAAAAAGGTAACCTGGGTGATCTGCCTCTTTTTTAATCGCAAGCAGCTGATTTTATTTGTATTTTTGATTACCTCTAAAAGGTAATATAAGGTGATGTAAAAGGTAATTTTTGATTAACTTATTGATAGTAAATGATTTTTATAAATGAACGATTCACCTTTATAAAAGGTAATGTTGTTACCTATAGATCACCATTTTATTACCTTTTGAACGACTGTATTAATTTTAATAATTTCAATTGCTTAGGTGGTTTTCGCGAGGTTGGTTACCTTTATTACCTTTTTCCGAGACCCCCACACATTCCCGCCAACCCTCCACATGTGACGTGCGCACGTACGTGATAATGGCGTTGCTGCCAAATACTCGGGAACAAACTGGGAATGCTTTGGTGCTATCGATCGCGATAGATCATAATAGAATCAATTGGTTAGGTCGTAAGATGGAGGCCAGTGTGGTTTCGAATCCCTCCCTCTCCGCCACAGAATTTAAAAAAGCCCGCTGAGCAATCAGCGGGCTTTTTTGTGTCCGAGATTTTCGCGAATAAACAAACAGCGCTCATGCCTTAGCGTGCAGAATGCCTCCTCCACCGACACAAGAGTTGCCCTGACAACCCACGATCCGTCTATACTCGAGAAAAGTCACCCGACTAGGCTGCCCATGTCCGTTGATTTGCAGGCGCTTTATCCTAAGCTGATTCATTTGATGCTCGACGCTGTGTTCGTCGTGGATGCGGATCATAAGATTCTTTTTGTCAGCGATGCCTGCGAATCGCTGCTGGGCTACCGTGCCGATGAGCTGGTAGGCACGCTAATTACTCACTATATGCACCCGGAAGATTTGGCTATAACCAAAGCCTCCATTAAGCGGGTGATGAATGGGCAGCCCCATCTCGATTTTCGTAACCGCTACCTACATAAGAACGGCAGCGTGGTGCATGTGCTTTGGTCGGCCCGTTGGTCGGATGAAGAGCAGGTGAGAATTGGCGTTGCTCGAGATGTAACCGCTCAGGTGCAAGCGGAAGACGACCTGCGCTTTCTTGCACATCACGATCCGCTCACCAAACTGACCAATCGTTCATTGTTTTACGGTCGTTTGGAGGCGGCGTTAAGTACGGCAAGGCGCTATCAAAACCGTTTTGCGCTGCTGTTTTTAGATGTAAACGACTTCAAACGAATTAACGATGTGCATGGCCACGCGGTGGGAGATGCGGTGCTTTGCGAGGTAGCTCGCCGTTTGAGTGGCTGCGTGCGTGAGACTGATACGGTGGCACGTATGGGGGGCGATGAATTTACGGTGATATTAACCGACGTTCACTCTAAAGAGGCCGCCATCGAAAAAGCTGCCCAAATACTGGAGGTGCTCTCTGAACCGCTCGCGGCAGAGGTAGCAGGGGCGGATATGCGGGATATCGGCATGCCGTCTTGCAGTGTGGGTGTGGCCACCTACCCAGAAGACGGCAAAGATGCTGATACGCTACTGAATTATGCAGATGTGAAAATGTACCGAATGAAAAGGCGTCGTTCGCGTTAGTAAAGCTACTGACTTTAAAACGGTAACTTTTAAAACGGTAGCCCACCGCTAAAGCCAAAAATTGCCACGGCAATCACAACAACGACAACAACAATGGTAGTGGTAGACGGCATGTTCTCTTCCTCTGAGAAATAAGTGTGCCTTAAGCCTAGCTGCTGGCTAGCGGTTTCGCACATTTTTATCCGCGTGCGTGGTTCAGCGCAGCCCTTGAAAATGCACAGACCAAAAAAATAATCAAAGTGCTGCTATTTCTATCTCGGGTTAATGTATTTGACACATATAAGGTTCAAGGTGGGCAGTAACACAAGGAGAGGTGTTAAGGAGCAGGAGCAAGCACGGAACGCTTGCAAGACCAGGGATGCACGAGAACTGGAGGCTCGTGAAGAAGGATTACGGAGGAGTTACTACTACCCCGGCCAAGCATGGCCGGGGTTTTTTTATGGTGCGCCAGGCATGGCGCGCAGCGCCAATTAGGCGCTATCCGGTCCGCCGTGGTGGTTGGCCGGATGACTTGGGGGTGAAAGTCCCCTACGGACCCTGATCC